GCTCGGCGTCGTCCTCGCGTATCTCGACGCGCAGGGCCTTCCTGAGGTTGTCCAGGGGAATCCAGAGCATCTGTAAACCCGGGGCGGGGTGTTATCCCCGCCCCGGGGAGGAGGTCGGCTGGTGTCCCGCCAGCCACGAAAGGAGCAGATCAGTTGGCGGTGCTGAACGTGATTCCCGCGAACGCCTCGTCCACGGTCGTGACGTAGTCGAAGCGGGCGTAGGTGTAGAGGTTCACCGCCAGCGTGGACGAGCCCGAGTACGGGTCGACCAGCATCTGCATGCCCTGCCGCTCGACGAGCAACGCGTAGTCCAGGTTGCCCACGACGATGCGGGCCTCGGTGGTCTCGGTGTTGCTGATCGACTGGCAGACGATGTACGGGATGCCGTAGATCGTGCCGGGCACGCCCCGGGTGAGGTCCTCGGCGGTGCCGGTCTTCCAGACGTAATCGGCGTTGCCGCTGGCCACCTTGATCTTGCGGATCGTCTTCAAAGCGGTGTCGTGCAGCAGCCAGACGAAGTTGCCCGTCCGGTACTGCGGCGGCACCTTGTGCACCGCATCAATGAGGTCGTCGCCGGTGATGGCCGAATAGGCGCCGGTCACGGCCACCGTCTGGCTCGCGTCGGCCGGGGCCATGGTGAGCCCGTCGGTCCATGCACCGGACACGCCGCCGCGGACCACGGCCTGCTCGAGCAGGATCTGCATGGCGATCGCCTGTTGCTTCATGATGAAGCCTTGCATGTCGGGGTTGCCGACCGCGTCGGCGAGGGCCTCGACCGAGGCGGTGGTGCGGCACACCAGCTTCTTCGGGTTCAGCGTCTTGGTGGCCGAGAAGGTCGGATCGGAAGCGCTGATGCTGCTGTTGTCCGCCACGAAGGCCGCCGTCGGCAGGGCGTTGGCGATCGGGATTTGCTTGTCTCCGTCCACGCTGAGCCGGCTCATGCGGCCGAGCAGGTTGGTCGGGGTGTAGAGCCGCTCGACGAGCGTCCGGTACATGTCATCGGGCAGGCCGATGTTCGTGCTGCTCTGGGTGATGGCGCGCACTTCCGAGGCGTTGCCGCTCGAGAGGTACCGCCAGAAGGCGTCCCGGTACTCGGGGGTCGCGGTGAGCCGCCGGCTCTCGGTCGACTGGACCGGTGCCGGGGCCTTGCGGGTCGACGCCTCCACCAGCTGGTCGGCGCGGCGCATCCGGGCCTCGTTGGTCGCCGACGCCTCGAGTTCCGTGGCGCGAGCGTTCAGCTTCTCGTAACGCTCCTCCACCTCGCCGGGGGAAAGCCCGGCCTTGTTGTCCAGCACGCTGCGCATCTCAGCCGCGATCCGGCTGAGTTCGTCGTGCACGAGCTTCAGGGTTGCCATAGTTCAATGCTCCGTATCTGCAGCTCGCGGGCTCGTCGCCAGCGGGCGTCCTGGGTTGCTGACCTGAGGGCCGCTTCCGTCTGCGGGTAGGCGGCCTGGATGACCACGCTCACCTCGACCAGGTCGACGTCGAGGAGCGTGCGTGTGTTTCCGTTCCACTCGTCCTTGCGGACGTTGAACCCGAACGACATCTGGCCGTCCAGGTCGCCCCGCTCGAACAACGCCCGCACGTCGCGGCCGAGCGTGGTGTCGGGCAGGTCGGCCTCGAAACGGAGCCCCTTGGCGTCACGCTCGAGGCGGAGGGTCTTCGACGTGCGGCGGGCGAGGAGCTGCCCCGGCTCGTGGTTGTAGAGCAGCAGGACGTCCGGGTTTTCCTTGAGCGTGCGATCAAACGCCCGCTCGTCGATCCGCTCGACAAACTTGCCCCGCGGCCCGTACAGGTCCAGGCTGGGCTTGCCGAACACCGCGGCATAGCCGTGGAGGGTGCGGCCCACCGTCTCGGCCGGTGCGTAACGGCGCTCAAGCGAAGTCATTGACTGCCCCCGCGGTTTGGCTGGTGTCATCGCCGGCGTTGGTCATGCCGCCGCCGGTGCCCATGTTCTTGGCCAGAATAAACTCGTCCCCCTCGGGCACCGGGTCCAGGTCAAGCCGGGCACGGGCCTCGTTGCGGGTCAAGATGGACGATTCCACGCCCGTCCTGAGGGCCGCCATCGTCTCGGCCAGCGTCGGTCGCAGCAGCACGTCGAAGTCCCAGATGACCCGCCCGCTGCCGCCCATGACCTTGCGGCGGAACTCCTGGCCGTACTGCTCGGCCCAGTGCGACAGGCAGCCCTCGACGTAGATCCGCATGAGCATCTCGAGGCCCGAGATGCTGCCGCCCGCGGTGTCGTTCAGGTAGGCGTTGGGCACGCCGTAGATGCGGGCGATTTCCTGCACCGTGAACTGCGAGGCCTCGACGTAGACCGAGTCCTCGAGGGTGCCCCCGATGGTCTCGACCTTCATGCCCTCGGCGAGCACGAGCGGGCGTCCGGCGTTCTCCGAGCCGGCGTGCCGGTCGACGTAGCTCTGGGCGATCCGCTGTTGTGCCTCGGCCGAGAGCGGGCCCGGGTGCACCAGGGCGATCTTGGGCACGCCCGCGTTGGCGAACACCGCGTTGCCTGTCCTGGACAGGTTGATGCCCATCGAGAACGTGTCTTTCGCCGTGCGGATCGGCGAGCGTCCCCAGATGCCGTCGGTGTTCAACGCCCGCAGGTGGAACACCTCGTCCATCTCGAGGAGGCCCATCGTGCTGTGGCGATAGCGGACTGTCCCCCCGGTGGTGTCGAGGGTCACCGAGTCGGGCAGCAGCAGCTGCAGCTCCGTGACCATGCCACCGATCTTCCGGATGTACGCGAACGAGTTGCCGTACAGCAACGCGTTGGTGAGCATCGCCCGCCGGAACTCGAACTGCGTGTGGTACAGCGACGGATCGCCGTTGAGCAACTCGGCTCCCGGGCCTCCCTCGGCCCGGGCCCCGAGCCGTCCGATGTCGCCGGCAATCAGTGAAACGGCGCGATAGGCCGCAGCTACCCGAAGGGCTCCGGCCTCTGTGACGTCGACCGGCGCAAGCGACGACACCGGCCACCAGCCAAAGCTGGAAACGGCCGGCGCAGCGCGCCTTGAGAACTTACCGCGCAGCCACTCGAGCAACGCGACCCCCGGAATGTCTCAGACCACGCCGCCCTCCTCGTACACCGAGGGCGGGCGACCGGCCTCCAACGAGTAGGAGTGTACCGCCATCAGGGCGGCCACAAGGGGGTCGATCACCTTTCTTCCAGATTTTATTGGCCGCATGTTCCCGTTGTTGTCCTGCCAGACGTCGACGTCCGCACAGGCCCGCCGCAGGACCTCGTCCCGCTGGGCCACCAGCCGCTTGGACACCCACAGGTTCTGGAAGTGCTGGCAGGCCGGGCCGAACATGGCGATGGTCATCGGGTACTCAACCAGCGGCAGCTGGTCCTGGTGGGCCAGCACCTGGGCGAGGTAGGTCGAGCCCCACTTGTCGAACGCCACCTTGCGGATGTCGAAGAAGCCCCGCCACGCCGCCAGCTGGTCCCGGATCGCCTGGTAGTCGACCTCCCGGCCGGGGGTCAGCACCACCCGGCCCTCGTCCTTCCAGCGGGTCAGGGGTAGTTCGTACTCAATCTCCCGGTCCCGGGCTGACTCCCCCGGCCACCAGTACCGCCCGACGAGAGCCAGCCTGCCGTCCGGTAGGGGCACCGCGGCGACCAGGGCGGACATGTCGAAGCTCTTGGACAGGTCGAGCCCCAGCCACGCAGGACGCCCGCGGAGGGCCTCCAGCTCGACGGTGTCCTCGGGCCAGTACGCCATTTCCAGCCACGCCTGGGAGCCGTACTGGGGCCTGCAGAGCTGGTAGCGGGCGAACTCGTTCCGCTTGACCTTGGACACGCTGTGGACCGCCCAGGCGTGCCTAAGGCTTTCCAGCGTCGGCTGGACCGGCAAGCCGGGGTTGGCCTTCACCCAGCAGCCCTCGTCCTCGAGGGCGTCCCCGTCGTCCACGCCCCACAGCCAGTACTGGTTCCCGTCCAGCCGCAACTTGCCCTCGAGCACCGCCTGGCCGGTCTTGACCTCGTCGGCGTACCAGTTGTCCTGGTTGTTGCCGGGCGTCGAGATGATCACGCCCAGGCTCTGCTTCCGCTTGGCCGCCGTCGTGGTCAGCTTGGAGGCGAATCGGCCCCGCCACTCGTGGGCCTCGTCGCCGATCCAGAGGCTCGGGTTCAGGCCGTCCAGGCTCTTCTCGCTCGAGGTGAGGGCCTGCAGCTTGCAGTCGGCCTCGGCTCGGATCACGGTGTACTGCCGCGGCTCGAGGTCGCCCGCCACGCGGGCGGCCATGGTCTTGGCCGTGGCCAGCAGGGTGGCCGCCTGGTCCCGCTTGTTGGCGATGATGTCGACCCGCCGGCCCGGCCCGGTGGTCAGGTCGTACAGGGCCAACGCCGCCATGAACGTCGTCTTACCGGCACCGCGGGCGACCTGGATGATGGCGAACCGGGTGCGGCGGATGCTTGGCTTGCCCTTGCCGCGCTTGACCTTCCAGCCGTAGAGGCCGGCCACGACCCACAGCTGCCAGTCGAGCAGCTCGTAGTCGGCGTCGTGATCGTCGCCGACCAGGCCGCAGCCACGGACGAACTCGGCCACCCGCTCGACCTCCGCCCAGTCCATCCAGATGTCCGTTCGCTCGAGGTCGTCCACGAACCGCTGAGCTTGCCACCCGATCCAGCGGCCAGCGGGCAGACGTCCAGCAATCACTGACCGGACGTATTTCATCACGCGCTGCTTGGTTGTAAGTCGTTTGATCGTCGGCATTTGAAATCACGGACAAAAGGTCGTGGGGATTTTGCGAGG